CGGGCTGGTCTGGAACCTCATCGTCACCGGTGGGGGTCTGAGTCGCCGGGGCCCCGGTCGGGGGAGACAGTTCCTCCGGAACTGGCGACTCGTCCCCCTCGGCGATGCTCTCAATCTGAACAGCGGGCAGACGACGCTCCTCGATAATCTTATTCACGCGCTCGTCAGCCATAGCCACCAGCTCGGCCACCGTCTTGTCTGGGAACTCCTTACGCAGCTCCTCAACAATCTCTGCGGGATGAGGGATCGGAGGAACATCGGGCTTGGTATAGAACTTGGAGTTCTCATCGGCCGGGTCGATGTATGGGTACGGGCCAGGCTGGGGCTTGGCCATCATATCGCGCTTACGCTTCTCGAACATGGCGGCAGCCTGGCTCTGGTTCTCGCGGTACTTGGTCATAATCTCCTCGAGCTTCTCGTTCTGGTAATGCACATCCGAAATCTGCTCACGGTCTGGAGGAATCAGGAGCCACTTGTACATGTCCACAACGTAAATGTCGACCAGTGCATCCTCCTTCTGAAGGCGCTTGGCGTGACTAGAAGCCTCGTCACGGCTTGCGAAACATCCACGAATCTTCATACCCAGCTTCTCATTCTTTTGAGGCTGGTCAGGACCCACAAACGAAATGCACGCGTACAGCTGGCCAGGAACCGTCAGATAGTCTTGCTCAAGAGTACCCATATAAAAGGAACAAGCGCTTATTTTTTAAGCTAAATGGCGCAAACAAGTGAGCACATGCGCAAAATGCACAATGATGCAAAACGCCAACTGATTCAGCGCTGGGTCCTTCCCGGTACGAAAGTGCTCGACTGTGGGTGCGGCCGTGGAGGGGACTGGCATAAGTGGAAGGCGGCTCGAGTCCACGTGTTTGCCATCGACCCGGACGAAGAATCTCTCCGGGAAGCCGAACAGAGGGCTCACGATATTCAGTTCGGCGTCTGGTTCCTTGGTAAGGGAACTATTATTCAGGCGGCTTTTGCCGGTCCTTTTGATGTCATATGTTACAACTTTTCGCTCCACTACATTTGCGAAGACCCTCCTCTGTATCGAGCCTCTCTCAAGGCGATTGCGTGTGGCCTGAACCCGAACGGTCTGCTTATCGGCGTTGTGCCTGAGAAAGCCAGAGCCGAGGCGCTCGTGGACCAGTACGGACACTTCAAAGACTCTCTGGGCAACGAGTTTGCACTGCTTCAGGGTGGGCGCCGTCTGAACGTTCGGTTAGCTGATGGGCCTTTCTATGCAGACGGTGGTCGGGAGGAGCCCGTCCTAGACTCCACCGTGTTGGTCCAGGACCTCGCGGTTCTCGGGCTCGACTTGGTCATGTGGGAACCCATGCTTCCCGAGCCAACAGGTCTCATCTCCGATTTGTACTCAAAATTTGTCTTTCGTAAGAGTAGGTAAGATGATCTGGCCGATCGTCGCAGGAATCTTGTTTATGTTTTTACTTTTGATATTCTGGTTTCACCAGGAACCTCCCATGCTGACAGAACTCAAACGAAGATACTGGGCCACTCTGGCTATGCTCCGTCAGACAGGCGACCCCATGTGGAAAGGAGTCCTGAAACCTTCTATACTCACGGGTATGAGTGGTTGGGACAAGTCCAAGGGGCCTATAGGTTCAAACGTGAACAAGGGGTACGAAATTTACATCTGTCTGGACGGAGACGATGTAAACTCGGCTATGTATGTACTTATTCACGAGTTGGCACATATGTCCGTACCCGAGTACGATCATACGACACATTTCTGGGATAATTTTGAGGCGCTCAAAAAGCTTTGTGTTCAAAACGGCCTGTACACACTAGATGGGGAACGCAAGTATTGCGGGGACACGGTGAAAGATGGAGCCTAGGCCCGCTCAATCACGTACTTCTTGATAATGTAAAACACAAGGGCCGCAACAAGGGCCGTGACAGCCATGCCTGTGAGCGAGACGTCCCCGGACTCACCCACAAACTTGGGAACCATAGTACGAAGCCGAGTCTGAACAGGCTTGGAGAAGGCAACCACGGACGCCACACCTGCAATCAGGGCCTGGAACTGCTCATCCGTGAGACCGAAAGGATTCTTGGAGGAGGACCGGCTAGACTCCCCTGCCTCACCCTCGCTCACCTGGTGCTTGCGGGACGCTGAAGGCGCCTGGGGGTGCTGAGGAGCGTATGGTGACCCACCAGCCACCTCGTTTTGCATAAGCTCCTCAATTGGAGTAGAAAAATCAGCCATTTGAGATTCATCAATCTTTTTTTCCTGCTGATAATTCTTCAACAACCCGGTTGGAACGGTTTTCGTCGCAGTCTCAGGGTCACGGTTCAAGGCTTGGCGAGCAATCTCCTCGTTGACGGGCATCTCTTCCCTTTCTGGAATCTCGTTAATGAGTCCACTTACGTTTGGATCGTATGTGAGCATCTGAATTTTAAGAGGAAATTAACAAAGGAGGTCAAGCGCGTTTGACTACATTCACGGACCCGCCTCGCCTCTTGACGGCCGGTTCGGGTTGGGCAGGTCTCTGTGCTGCCCGTGGGTTATAGTGTCTCTGGTGATACTGCCAGAACGCCGGGGACCCGACCCGGAAGTTTCGCCTGATGGGCGCCTTGTACCAAAAGACACAATCTGTGATACGGTTCGACTTGGACGTGTTGTCTAGGACCAAACACTCGTAATTCTCGGTACAGGCGTCCATGACTTGTGAAAACTGATCAAAGGTTGGGAAGACCCCAAAGAACGCCTTGTACAAATTCTCGCGGTTCTGTCGAACGTTATCACGAAGCGCAAAGACGTAGTCCACGTTGGTACGAATCATAGGGGTCATGTCCATACAATACTGAGTCGTCATCATGAAAAAGATCTTCCAGTGACGTCCATTCATAAAGAGTTGGCGGATGGCCACGTCACGCATAAAGGACCGGTCGTACATACAGTCGTCCATAAGGACAAAGACCGGACTGCACTTCCCTATCGCCAAGAGCTTCTTTTGACGCTCTATAATCTTCTCAAGGGCATCACGGTTATAGTCTCCAAACACAAAGAGGTCTGGAATAAACTGCTTGTAGTACCCGTTCCCTTCCTCCGTCCCTGACATGGCGATACCGGCCGGCAAGTGTTTCTTGTGCCACAGGATATCCGTGACGAGCGTCGACTTTCCCGTTCCACGCTTCCCTATAAAGACGCAGACCTTGTCGTCGCCCATCTTGGATGGGTCGAACTTTCGGAGTGCCAAAGACATCCTCCTTCCTGTATTTTCAAAACAAAATAGGAAGTGGCCTGGGGCGCGCAACATAGACCGAAACAAATATTTTCAAGTACTAGAGGCGGGCTCATGTCAGCCGGATACATACAGCTCGCCGCCCTTGGACAACAAGATGCATATCTGACCGGCGAGCCGCAAGTGACGTACTTTTCAGGAATGTACAAGAGGCACACACCGTTTGTCCTTGAAGCGTACGACATCCCTTTTAATGATCAGTATTTGACGTACGGCGGAACGAGTATTTGTCACATTCCACCAAAAGGAGATCTCATACGAGGACTTACACTCAAACTCATACTTCCGGCACTCTACAATCCTGGCGGTGACTGGACGTGGCCCCTGGCCCCAAGTGCAGGAAACGTTCCTCAACTATGGTTTGGTCTGACAAATGGAACTATAGTCCCCGAGTCGGGAAGTTTTAACGTCCCTTACTACTCTACAAATGGATACACAACGTGGGCCTCTTCATTTTTTCCTACATATGGAACGTACAATTCAAATACAAATTACTTCAACTTTACGTATTCAACTGGAGGCGTCGGTCTTTCGAATGTGATTGTTCAGTCGACGTACACAGCAAACAATGCAGGTTCGGGTGTCTTTTGGGGGTTCGATCCTTTGGGATACTCTTACACGGACACTTACGGAAACCTTGTTTATACCGCAACATCAAATACTGTAACGCCAGCACTCACCCTCCAGCAGGCCGGCTGGGTCCAAACGGCCGGTCAAGTCGTGAATACGCTCACGGGGTTTTACGTCGCCTTAATAAACCCTTTCCCTTTAACGAATTCTATACAGTATCTAAACTTGAACAAAAGTATTTCAAATAAGCAATTATTCACAGTTTACGATTCGACTGGTATTTTCCAGGTATCGGCCGGAGGGTGCATTATTTTCAACACAACTGGATACTACGTTGTACGGGCCGGTTTCAACTTGGATGTTGGCTCGGTTCTCTCTTTGAGTTATTCCGTCTCTGGAATTGATAATACATCAGGTACAATTCCTTCAACCTTTGCTTATACACAAACCTTTACGGTGTCTCCAACCCCTTCATCACCTGCTATTATTCCTATACTTGTTACAACCTCGGGTTCTTATTATTCCTTTTACATAACAACCAATAGTGGAGGGAACTTTATAAACGGAACGTACATGTCAGGAACATGGGCTAACGACTGTTACCCACTCTCGAATAACATCACTCTTACATCCGCAAACTCACAATACGGGTCACGTGTTCTTTTGTATTCAAATACATCTTCCCCTCTGAATTCTACCGTCACTCTGACAAAGACATCAAACTTGAACTTTAGTATAGATGGTCAGTATATAGTTACAGGAGTCCTGAGCGTTTCAAATGCTATCACAAGTAACCTATCTGAAATATACGTCACAAACGTAACGGTCGGAAACACAACGAGTTCTTACACGTATGATATGTCCCAACAAGGTCGTAACCCCACGTATGCTTTTTCTATACCTATTGTTGCAAGTAACACATCAAATTACTTCATAAACGTCGCGACCCAGAGATCTTCAACTTCAAATTTGTTATTAAATAATTCATTTTTCGCTGTAACACAGACAGGGGTTACGGCAGGTACTTTTCCCAGTATCGTCGTGCCGTATAACGGCATCTTGCTTCAGTCTAATTCAACAACTCTCACTACTCCTCTTAATTTGGCGAACAACTTCACGTCAAACGGAAACTCCAAGGCTTTCGTCACGGTGAACCCATCGGGGAACCTTGTCTTTTCGAACGTCGGGTCTTACATGATTACAGGCGTCTTCTACACGACCAATTTTGTTTCAAATATCATCATCACAAATAGTGACTCGAACTTTTTACAGTACTATAACCCGACTCTTTCATACTCCGCATCACCGCCCTATACCATATCCGTCCCCTTTCACATCTCCGATAACACAGCCTCGTACGGGATTACAGTCGTCACGACCCCGTCCGGGGGGTTGGTCCAACCGGGCACTTTCATTTCGGTGACGCCTCTTGCTTCCCCCGTCACGTCTGGTAACTTTGGTGGAACCTTTGCGTACTACGACTCCGTTGGGACCCTTGCTATCGTGAATGCAGACCTCAAGGTGGGTGGACAGACAATCCAGAGTCTTTCAGGTGAATACATAGAGGTTTGGAACGAGCTCAACGTTCCCTATGAGAATCAACCGGGCCTTCAGCTTCTTACTGGAAAATACGACACACAAACAAGTGTCCCGCCACCTGGCCGTACGTACTATGTGAACCTTCCATATTACTTTTACGGAAACCCCGAGCTTTCTTTGCCCATCGTGGCACTCGGGCGTCAAGACGTGGAGGTCTGGGTCACTTTTAACAACTTTTCCAACTTGACATCCGTTGCCGTCACAAATCCAGCTCTTAACGCAACAATCATTACAGAGTACGTGTACCTGTCGAACCCGGAGATTGATTGGTTCCAGAGTCATCAGTTGGACTATGTCATAACCCAGTGTCAGTATGACCAGTTTATCCTCCCCCAAAACTTTCAAACCTCTATTTTCAAACTAAAATTCAATAACCCCATCAAAGAGCTCTTTTTCATCATACAGCCTCAGACAAACATCGCTTATGACTATTCGGGAAATGGTCTCGTGAGCCTGGGTATGTCATTCAACGGTGAAGATGTGTTCCTGACAAGTACGACAAATAACCTGTACCTCGGGTCCCTTGAACCATTTCTCAAGCACATCAACTTTTTCTCCAAGCCTCCCCCGCCCCAACAACAGATTTTCGGCCGTCAGTTTTACATGTACTCCTTTTCGAGGACTCCCTTTGAGACGCTTTCCTCTGGCCAGGTGAACTTTAGCCGTATTCAACAGGTACTTCTTGAAATGAATATCTTCAACGCAAATTCAAACTACCCTCCAAAGAACTTCAGGGTCATCGCTATAAGTCAGAACATCCTCCGTGTTGAAAACGGAATTGCCGGTATTATGTTTCACTGAGACCAGTCGCGTAGCGACCTCTTTCAAACGGCGGCGCCCTTCGGGCAAAAGAGGCGCTCAGCGCCTCTTCCTTTTTTCCTGCAGATTTATAAGTATGGCCGGTCGTGCCAGTTTGGTTTTCCTCGGCCAGGAAGACATTTCACTCAGTAGTGACCCTCAAGTCACCTATTTCATCGAAAAATACCAAGGTCAGACCCAGTTTTCATCTCGTCTTGACCAAGTTATATTCGATGAAGCAGGTGTTACATTCGGTTCTGAAAATCACAGGATTATCCCCAAGTCCGGAGACCTCATTACGAATATGCTCCTGTATATACAGTTCCCGGGTGCCTTGTCTGGCCAACAGACCTTTTTCCCGACTGGCGTCAATGTCCTCGACTCTGTAGGAACTCTTATGTTTCAGTACGTCGAACTATACATAGGCTCCGAGCTCATCGAACGGCTCTATGGAGAATACATCGAGATGTTGTACGACTTGACCATTCCCAAGGGGAAACAGCCTGCCCTTTCATTCTTGGATGGCAAGAACCTGACGTATTCATCGGTCCCTCAGGGTGCATACACAATTCCTCTTCCCTTTTCGAGCTTCGTCAAGGGTCTCCCTTTGTGTGCCTTCAAAGAGCCCGTGACGATTCGCATCGTCTGGAACCCAACAACCTTTTTCACGAGTCCGCCAACACTCATAACAACGCCCATTACGGCCCAATTGAACATCGAGTACACTTACCTGTCTGATCGTGAGATTGCTTATATTCAGGGAAAGAGAATCGACGGACAAATACCAAGTGCAAATCGTCTTCAAATTTTTGAACAGGTCCAGCGTAACGAATTTTTTGCCCCGGCTGGTGTGAGCACTGTTCAGTGTAAGATTGAATTTTACAACCCTGTAAAGGAGATGTTCTTCGTCCTTCAACAAGATGCAGCCCGAGGGTACGATTATAGTAGTACAGGAGCCGCAGCGGCGGCCACGCAGACCATAGGAACGACTGATCTCTTGGCCAATCTCGAACTCGACTTTAATGGAGTTTCACGCATAGATCTCACAGTGGGTACTCCTCAGTTTGTTCGCATCATTCAGTCACTCGAGTTTCACACACGAGTTCCTAACCGTTTGTTCTACATGTACTCATTCAGTCTCGACCCCGAGGGGGACTCCCCGACAGGGTCCGTGAACTTGTCACGAATTAAGAACCAAAATTTGTACTTGAACTTTACAAACAACTCTCAGAACGTGTATATCCGCGTATATGCCGTGTCATACAACTTCCTTGAAACCTCGAACAACTCGGCCAAGGTGACCTTTTCGAACTTTTTCTAGTTAGAGACCTCCGTCTCTTTCTTCGTATGATGCGTACAGGTGACGGCGAGATGGATACGTCTCAAATTGAGACTGCAGCCATGGACCTTTTCCTGCCTGTTATGGAGTCCGCAACGGTCCTTGCGGCCCACTATGCCAAGGCGTGCGGTCGAAACTGTATAATGGCTCAGGACATGAGCTACGGGCTCATGTACGCAGCCAGGAACGTCACTGGGCGTCAGATTGGTTCGCTGTTTCCCGAGGTTTGGGAGGACGAGTCGCATGGTGACTCAGACGAAGAGGAGGAGTCCGAGTCGGAATCAGACACTGATTCCTCACCCGATGACCCCTGGGCCCGGTACGAGGGATCTGATGACACGGCCTGTAAGATGAATGAGTGTGCAGACACGTGGGATCAGTGGGTCCCAACAAGTCCAGCTGAGCGTGCGCTGAAAAACGCAGTTGACAAAAACTCCTTTTTTGGTAGAGGTGAATGACATATACGTTTTTCACGATAAGTGATTCAGACGAAGATGAGGAGTACTCAAGCTTTGTTGACTTTGAGGACTTTGAGGATGATGAAGAAGAACCTCAGGGCTTTGGAGGGATGGAAAAAGGGTCCGAGCTCAACTCCTCCAGCCCGGACTCGGCAGGGCCCGTTCCTTGGGATCCGTCCGAAAGTTTTTTTGCTTACCTATAATAAAACATGGCAGGTGTTGTGTCTTCCGTCGCTCTCCAGCTCGAGGCTCAGTCCCTCAATATGATTGTCATGGGCTTCACGTTCGCGGCGGCCATCAGCTGGTTCCACGCCGTCCGTGCCGTCGTGGAGAAGTTTATCAAGTCTGGCGGTGGCGTCAAGGGTGACGTGGTTGCGGCCATTGCTACGACCTTCCTGGCCATCGTCGTGTTTATGGTCGTCAAGGCGGTGGCTCGTAATGTCACCATCAAGAACCCATCCGATGTTGTGTATGCCGTCACGGCCTAGACACCAGGCCAGGCGCGATTCGTGGCCCTCCAGGGGCTGGGCCGGGGCCAACTTGTCCAAGTTGGCCCCCGAACGTCTTATAGGCAACTATAGCTCCAATCAAAACTAAAATGATAATCCACCAGTGAAAACGCCTCTTTGGCTCGGGTGGTGGAGGCGGTTGAACTTTCATCGCCTCCACGATTCGTTTGATTTGTATCTCCTCTAGAGGCTGAGGAGGGGGGAGAGTGGGTTTTGGGTCAGGGGTCACGTGGAGACGGAGAATAAAAGAGTTGGTGTCCCAGCCCTGGAAGTTCAGGAGGTTTCCGGACTTGTCAACCCACCGAACAGTCAAGCGCTGGAGTGAGTTTATGGGCTCAGGGTAGTCCGCTGAGACTCGATAGTCCTTATTTTCATGAAAATTCTTGATACAGGCCGAACTGACATCCATGATGATGGGCGCAAAGGACCTGTTCGCATTTGATCCTGAAATTGTCCCCGAGGTTCCTTGAAGCGCTCCAGTATCCACGTTGAATGGAGTCCGGAGCTCTTCAATGTCAAGGTACACATACTCGTTCAGGGAAAAGTCTACGAGAGTTGTGCTTCGAAGAACGTACTTTCCAGAATAGCCCGGGTCAAGTGACGTTGCGAGCGCAGCGGTATAGGTTTGCCCGTACGATAAACCGACCATAGTTGCAAATTCCCGACTTGTTGCCGCGAATGTGAACGCGGAGGCGTTGCTGAAGAGATAGTGCCCCTCGGACTGAATATAGTCCATAGTCGGGGCATTTCCTGATATGGCCGTAACCGCCTGAGCAAGCGCAAGTGCGCTGTAAAACCCGCTGTTTAGACTCACGTTCGAATTATTAAACATAAAAACGTTTGAACCGTTGGTCAAGTTGTACATGGTGTTTGGTACTCGGGCAGACACTAGGTCGACCCGTTCGATGTTACGTATAGGCCGAGTCAGATGAAGAGTGTACGAGTTTCCTGAAGGGTACAAGTTCGAGTCTCTACTGGTCGAATCTGCAAAAATAAGTCGCTCAGATGCTTCAGGACCTGTGTAATTCATAATTAAAACCAATACCTTTTTGTAGAGAAATGTACACAACGTACCCAGGGCTCCTCACACAGGACGAGTACCATGAATGTTTTCAGATATTACAAGACAAGGAAGGTTGGTCTCCCCGTGGAAGTTCCGTCGGGACTGGAAACTGTTTCATGTATAAAGACCTCGGATCTTATGACGTTTTTTCAAGGCGTATCTTTGATAAGATTGTGTCCAAGACGGGTAAGACGCTCCGACTCAAGCGGGTCTATGCAAACGGCCAAGAGGTTGGAAAAGATGGAGATTGGCACGTGGATGATAATCAGGAAGGGACCTGGACCTTTCTCCTGTACATGAATTCTTTCACTGAAGGTGGAGAGACTGAGTTTCGGTCGGGTGACGTGTTTATGCGTCAGACGGCCGTCATGAATACGGGTCTCATATTTGATTCTAGAATTGAACACAGAGGTCTCGCCCCCTCCTCTGGGACCGAAACGCGCATCACAGTCGCCTGGAAACTCTACGAGGTTCCCAAGTTTCAGTTTTCGAGAGTCCTGTACCCTTCTGTATCATACGCAATTACTATACGAGCGAAGAGCTCAGACTCGTATGGGCCGAACTCGACTTTCTTGAAGGGAAGTTTCGAGAACCGAAAAAGACGGGAGCGGCCCTAGATGCAAACGGTATTCCACGCAAGAACAACAAGGGTCTATTTTTGGATGAAATTTATACGGACCGACTCTTGAGCAATATCTTGGTCGTAAATCGGAAGATTGGTCACGATTCCATCAAAAAGAACCTCGAAGGCAAAAGCTGGTTCTATAGGTACCTAACAAACCCGAGCGATCGCTTGTCTGACAAGACGCTCGTGAGTTACTATGATGACGGGGCGTACTATAAGCCCCATGTCGATGCGGCCGTCATAACGTGTATTTCATATCACTGGAAAGAACCCAAAGAGTTTACAGGGGGTGATCTGTACTTTGGGGACTTTTGCGTTCCTATTGAGAATAACTGTATGCTCATCTTTCCTTCGTGTACCGAACACGAGGTGAAGCTCGTCTCTGGTCAGGGGAGATTCGCCATCACTCAGTTCCTCAACTTTTCTTGAGCCTCGAGGATTTCCACGCGCACTGTGAGTTCCTTGATCGCCTCTACAAGCAAAGGAACGACCTTTTCGTACTGAATAGTAATATAGTTGTTTCCAGTCTGAAGATGGATATCAAAAGGAGCTTGTTTCACAACCTGGGGCAGAACCTTCTGAACCTCTTGGGCGCTTAGACCCACCTGTTCCTTTTCATCTTTAAACCCAAACTTCTTGGCGAGATCATTGAACGTATATATGAAGCCGTTCAGTGTGTTGACCTTTCCAAGGGCTTGCTGAATATTCGTTATCCTATTCTTGAGACGATCATCTGAAGAAAACGCCACGACATCGCCGTTGACGCAATAAATACTTCCCTGATAGTTGTTAAAATCTCCGTAATTTGATAGACTTCCAGCCTGGCCACCCTGACTAGGCAGTTTGTTATTCACTTGTTGCTGCGTTGCACCGAGCGTTTGTTGAGTCCCCTGAAGAGCTCCTACCGTCTGATTAAGGTACTGTTGAGTCCCTCCAAGTGTCTGTTGAGTTGATCCGAGACCTTGTTGAGTTGCGGTAATCTGTCCTTGCATGGTTCCTATTTGCTGTGAGTGTGTCCCAACTGTTCCCTGCGTCTGACTCAGGACTTGTTGCGTACCAACAAGCTGTTGTTGCGTCCCACCGAGCGTCTGTTGGGTCGCTCCGAGCGTTCCCTGCGTCTGTGAAAGAGTTGTTTGGGTCGCACCAAGCGTCTGTTGAATGGCGTAGGCAAGCGCAGTGCTCGCCGCGACAGTCGCTGACCCCGTCCCTGCCGACTGTGAGATGCCCGATCCCTGAATGTTCTGTGTGCTCAGAGCCTGTGCAAAAGTGGCCGACCCGCCCTGAAGCGCTGACGTAGCACCGTAGATTATACCTCCTTGTGA